GTATGTAGATGATGGGTTTGGTTCAAACATAGAGAGTTGTGCATTAGGTAAAACTTTCCAATGGATAAAGGATAATGATAAAAACATTAAAGTGTTACTTTCATATGCTAATAATGGACAAGGGCACGTTGGTGGAATCTACAAAGCTACCAATTGGATTTATCAAGGGTTAAATACTGATATCGCTCTGATGCCAAATTGGGGTATTTCATTAAGTATTGACCCACCTGATTGGATTCATAGTAGAACTGTATTTAACAATTGGGGTAGTGGTAACTTAGAACACCTTAGAAAAGAAATCGGTAAGCAAGGATATAAAGAATTTTGGAGAAGAGAAGAACCACCTAAACATAGATACATTCAGATACTTGCTACCAACAAAAAAGAAAAGAAAAATCTTATGAGTAGATTAAAGCATGAAATCAGACCTTATCCAAAAGATTTGAATGATTACAATACGGATGTGGTGCATCATACAACATATGCACCTGAAGAAAGTAACGAAATAAATTTTTGGTAATATGAATATATACATTCCAACATTAGGTAGAGTTGATAACCAAATGACATATGATAATATGCCTGATTGGGTTCAAAAAAATACTTACTTTGTAATTCAACCAAAGGAAGAAAGCTCATTTAAAGAAAATTGGCCTGATTCCAACATATTGGTTTTGCCTGAAAATGATTTTGGTATTACCAATACCAGAAAGTGGATTGTAGAATATGCCAACGATACACAATATATGATGATTGATGATGATATCGTATTTTGGAAACGTAATGTAGATAGAAAGACTGGTAAAAAGAATGCAGAAAAAAGTAATGAACCTTTTTCACCTGAAGATTGGGTATCTTTATTAGAATGGGCTGAAAGTAAATTAGATAGTGGATATACAGTTGCTGGTAATAGAGCTAGGGGTATGCCACCTCATCCTAAAGAAGATATTGAATTTACTAGAATTATGCAAGTTTTCTTTATAGATGGTTCTAAACTACATAGAGATAAATTAGAATGGGTATTGGATTCAAGCGAAGATGTACATTTTATAATTCAAGTTTTACAAATGGGTGGTAAAACAGTTACTTCTGATAAATTTTTATATGTTTGTGAAGATTATCATTCTGATGGTGGTTGCAAGTTGTCTGGAAGAACCTCAGATAGTTCAATGAGTGATATGAATAAATTAGCTGATATGTATCCTAAGTTTATCCAAATGAAACATGAATTTTTAGAATTGAAAAATGATTTTGTTCACCAAAAACATACATTATTCCTCAGAAAAGCATATAATCCCTTTTATGGAAAAATTAACAATAAATTTTGGTAAAAATATTTGGATAATTAAAAATAATTTTGTATATTAGATAAATAATTGAGGTCGGAGTACCTCTTAAATTAATAACTTAAATAAATAGTTTATGACTGAAACATTAAAATTAAAAAAGAAAAAAGGAAAAATGATGGTTAACCCATCCCTTCTAATTGAAAACAAAAAAAACAAAGAAGTCTACACAAATAAAGATGAAGAGAATCGTGTTAGAAGAGGTATAGCCGATACATATCTCGAACGAACTGCCGAAGGTAAAGTTCCAAATCATCAACCAATTTTAATTTGGGAAGATGGTTTGGTTGATGCTGGTAACACTCGTAGAGCAGCTGGTATCATCGCAGGTTGTGATGTGTGGGTAGAATACAGTGATGCTAAATATCCAGACTTTGAAAAGACCCCATATGATGCTATTGTACAAATAGAAAGTACTAACATTTATAGAAAAATGACTCCATCGGTAAAACTAAATTCATTTCAACAAACCAATGCAGCTTATGTTACTCAATTTGGAATGGCTAGGACTCGTTCTGAAGAAGATATTCATTTAAAAAAGTTGGGTATAGCTAGAACTACAATGAGTAAGTTGGTAGAGATTAAGAAGTTAAAACCTGAATTGTTAGAACAAATTGATAGAACTGAGATATCTATCACAGCTGCATATGATGAAGCTACTGGTAAGCATAAAACCAAAATAATAAAATCAAACAATCCAAATAGAGATTGGTCATCAATTTATACTAATGAGGTTTTCAAAACTACGATGAATAGACTTTACAACACTATTCATTCTATGTTAGATTCTTCAGTTAAAATTAATGGTGAAGATTACTTTACTTTTAAAGGATTCCCAAAAGGAGCAATTGCTGGTATATTATCTCACTCTATGGAGGGAATTGGTGCAGAAGTATTAAGAAGTGAGGGACATGAAGTAAGGCACAATACAGGTCATCCAACTGACCCAGATATCTATCACATCGATATTGATGATAAAGTTGAAATTAAAGTAACAAACTTTAATGGGGCTTCAACTTCTTGGAGTGGTGGTAACGCTATCAGAGAAGGTCAGTATATTTTATTAGCATATGATGAAAGTATTCAAAGATTTTTGTTAATTTTTACATATCTTGATTCTGATGATTGGAAGAAGGCTGGATTAGGACAACACACTTTACCTTTAAAGAAACTTTACAACAATCGTAAAGATACTATGGAAGTTGTTTATGGTGATGTTTACATGAATGGTGAAAATTTAGTACCTCAGTTAAACACACTTGATTAATGCAGTTTTGGGATAGTATAGACTATGGTAATGCTAGGAAAATACTTGTGATTCCTAACATTACTATGAGTTCTAATCTGGAAAAAGATTCTTTTGTGGATGTATTACACAATCACATTAAAGCTTTAGACAAGTATGGAGAATATTTTTGGAATGTATTGATTCCAAAAGGAAATGTTACTAAAAAATTAAACTTGCCCAATGTGAAGCAAATTGAGATTCATATACCGGGTGATATGATGAATCAGAGGGCGTTTCCATCTGTTGATTTAATTAAAATTTTGAAGAACATAGAATATGATACAATTTATAGCCATTTACCAGATTGGCCACAAGTTGGAAGATATGCTAAATGGGGGACTTCTATATATGGCTATAGTCATTGGTTTGAGGGAAGTAAGTATCTTCCTTGTAATGGTATAGATAGGAGAGATGGTAAGGCAAAATGGTTATGGCTACCAATTGAGTTGTTAGGTATTTCACAAATGAAGGTTTGTTATTTAAATACACAAGACCAAAAGAATAGAGTTTTGAAAGAAGCAGGTGAATTATTTAATGATGAGTTTGTTAAAAAGTTAGATAAGATTCTTACAGTTTGGAATTTAGGTGTTGAGAAATCTAAAATTATTGATACACCATCAACTGATAAGAAAAAGATAATTGTATTTAATCATAGACCTGCTGCATATAAAGGATTTCCAAAGTTTATGGAACTAATGGAGGAGTATCGAAAACAAAGAGAAGATTTTGTAGTATGGGTTCCCCAGTTAAGTGGTAAAATTCCTTATTCTTGGGTTGATAATACAAAGGTTCCAAAACATGAATATTATGCAAGATTACAAAATTGTATGGTAGGTATTCAAATGAGGCAAACAAATTATGGTTGGAGCGTTAGTGGTACTGATTGTTTAATGAATGGTACTCCTATGGTTTGGCAAGAATCGGATTGTTATAGAGAAATAGACCCTAATGGTTTATTTTGGAACAAAAAAGTTGATTTCTTTAATATTTTAGATAAGATATTAGATAATGATGATTATCGAAATGAATTGGAAATAAAAGCTATTGAAAGAGCAAATGAACTTTCTACAAACGAAGATAAAATGATAAAAGAACTACATAAAAATTTAAATAATTAATGTATAAAAATTGTTATTACCAACGAGAGAAAAACTTAGTACACCTATGGGATGATAAACAGGGATATAGAACATTTCCTTATACCCGTTATGCTTATGAAAAAGCTGCTAATGGAAATTTCACTACCTTATATGGGGATAAAGTAACTAAAATCTATAAATTCAAAGGAGATGACCCTACTTTATTTGAAAGTGATGTACCTGAAACTACGAGAGTTTTAGTAGATACTTACACCGAATCAGATGTACCATCAGAAGGACACGTAATACTTACATATGATATTGAGTGTGAGATGGAGAGTGGGTTACCTAACCCTGAAGAAGCTACAAATGAATTAACATCAATTGCACTTCACGATTCAGCAACTAAACAATATTGGGTTTTGGTAATGGATAAAGCTGGTGAGATGTTAGAAAAAACAACCGAATCAGCAATCGTACTTCCGTTCATAACTGAAGAGGATATGTTAATGAAATATTTGGAGTTATATGAAATGATAAATCCATCTATTGTAACTGGTTGGAATATTGATTACTTTGATACACCTATGTTATATAATCGTATTAAGAGATTATTAGGTAAGAAGCATGCAAATAGATTATCACCAATTGGTGAATGTTTCTGGTCACCTTATCGTAAGAGATACTTTATGGCTGGTGTATCTTATTTAGATTACCTTTCACTTTACAAAAACTTTACATACTCAGAATTAGATTCATATAGATTAGATTCTATTGCACAAAAAGAATTGGGTAGAGGTAAGATTGAATATGATGGAAACTTAGATATTCTTTTTAAAGAAGATATCGAAAAGTTTATTGAATATAACTTAGTGGATGTTGAATTAGTAGTTGAGTTTGATAGAAAATTACAATTCATTGATACTGCAAGAGGTATTTGCCACGCTGGACACGTTCCTTATGAAGATTTTGTATATTCATCAAAATACCTTGAGGGGGCACTACTTTGTTACCTAAAAAGAAAAAGTATCGTAGCACCTAACAAACCTGCTGATAGAAGAGAACGAATGGAAGCTCTTAAAGAAAATAAGCAAGAGAAGTTCATTGGGGCATACGTAAAAGCACCAATTGTTGGTAAGTATGATTGGATATATGATTTAGATTTAACATCTCTATACCCTTCTATTATTATGAGTATCAACATTTCACCTGAAACAAAGATGGGTAAGATTGCTGATTGGAGTGCAGAAGATTTCGTAAAAAACAAAAGAGAAAGTTGGGAAATTAATGGTGATACCATCACACAAGAAAACTTAAAACTATTCTTTGAAAGAAGTAAGTTCTCAGTAGCATCAAATGGTGTTTTATATAGAACCGATAAAGTAGGTTGTATTCCTGATATATTAGACCATTGGTTTTCACAAAGGGTGGAGTTTAGAAAGTTGGAGAAGAAATATGGTGATAGTGGAGAGAAAGAAAAGTACGCATTCTATAAGAAACGTCAGTTAGTACAAAAGATTCTTCTAAACTCATTATATGGAGTATTAGGATTACCAGCATTCCGATTCTATGATGTGGATAACGCTACGGCAGTAACAACAACAGGTCAAACTGTGATTAAATCAACTGCTGATATGACTAACATCAAATACAATAAAGAGTTAGGAACGCCTGATGCAGATTCTAACATTTATATTGATACGGATTCGGTATTCTTCTCAGCAGTACCATTAATGGATAAGCGAATTCCAACATGGAAAGATAATAACCAAGATACAATAGCTGGGTTTGTAAATGATATAGCTGGTGAAGTACAAGATTATCTAAATGATTTTTATGATATATTGGCTAAGAAAGTATTCAACATAGATAAACATAGATTTGAGATTAAAAAAGAATACGTTTCAAAAGCTGGTATTTGGATTGCAAAGAAAAGATACGCACAATGGATTATATCTGATAATGGTGTACCATGTGATAGATTAGATGTAAAGGGGTTAGATGTGGTACGTTCCTCTTATCCAGCAGCATTTAGGAAGTTTATGAGTGAAATACTTATTGAAATTCTTAGAGGTGATACTGAAGAACAACTGACAAATAGAGTTTACGATTTCAAAAATGATTTGGTAAATATGGATGTTGTTAAGATAGCTAAAGCCGGTGGAGTAAAAAACTTAAATAAATATATGCCTAAGAAGAGAGACCAAACGGCAATGTTTCAATTTATTAGTGGTACTCCAGCGCACGTTAAAGCATCAATTGCATATAATCAATTGTTAAAACATTTCAAAGTAGAAAATCAATATGAACCTTTAAAGGGTGGTGATAAAATAAAGTGGGTATATCTAAAACAAAATCAATATGGATTAGATGCAGTAGCTATGAATGGTTACAATGACCCACCGCAAATTATGGAGTTAATTAAAACATATATTAACTATGATAAAATCTTCGAAAGAGAACTTCTAAAAAAATTAGAAGATTTCTACGGAGCATTAGGATGGGGAGAAGTTCTCTCATCCAAAAAGACAGCTGAAAAGTTTTTTAGTTTTTAAAAATAAAGTTATATGAAAAAAGAATATAAATGTAGAAACTGCAATAATGTATTATCACAAAAACCAGAAGATGTGAGTGAAGGATACTTTGCTGCGTGTTTAGAATGTGATGAGGATTTTTATAATATAGAAACAATATGAAATTAATATTAGGAGATAGTGTAGATAAATTAAAAGAGTTAGATGATAACTCTATTGACTCAATCGTTACAGACCCACCATATGGATTATCCTTTATGGGTAAAAAATGGGATTACGATGTTCCTTCACAGGAAATATTTGAGGAATGTTTAAGAGTTCTAAAACCAGGTGGACATCTACTTTCATTCGCTGGAAGTAGAACATATCACAGAATGGCAGTTAGAGTAGAAGATGCAGGATTTGAGATTAGAGACCAGATAATGTGGATATATGGAAGTGGTTTTCCTAAATCACATAACATCGGCAAGAGTGTAGATAAACTACTTGGTAATGAAAGAGAGGCAGTTGGTACATATTCTGAACCTGATGGTTCGAAACCAAGAAATGCAAAAAGAGGATTTGCTTCTAAAAGTGAAATATATCACAATGACGAAAAGTATGCTATGGATGGTGATAAAAATAGAATTACTACAAAAGGTAATTCCGAATGGGAAGGTTGGGGAACTGCTCTTAAACCAGCACATGAACCAATAGTAATGGCAAGGAAACCTTTAAGTGAAAAGACAGTAGCAAAGAATGTTTTAGAATGGGGAACTGGTGGCATAAACATAGATGAAAGTAGAGTTGAGTTAAACGGGATACCGAAAACCAAAGGTGGGTGTGGTGGAAGTAAAGATTTGGTTATATTAGACTGGTCAAATGGAAATCACGTAAAGGAAGATAATACGCAAGGCAGATTTCCTGCAAATGTAATACATGATGGTAGTGATGAAGTAACTGATTTATTTCCAGATAATGTAAGACAGGGAAATCCAAATCAACAAGTAAATGCTTCAAGTATATTTGGGGGAGAAAGTAATCGTAATGCAACTACTGTTTTTGCAAATATCTATGACTCAGCTGCTAGATTTTTCTATTGTCCAAAAACTTCTAAAAAAGATAGAAACGAAGGATTGGATGAGTTTGAGGATAAATACTATGCCGCAGGTAATCAAGCAAAAGCAGAACTAAAACGAGGTAATGTTGAGTTTAATGCCAATAAAGGTAAAGGTAAAGATGAACGACACAATCACAATCAAGTTGGTGTAAGTAAAAACAATCACCCAACTGTTAAACCTACTGATTTGATGTTATACCTTATTAGGTTAGTAACTCCAAAAGGTGGAACTACATTAGACCCTTTTATGGGTAGTGGTTCAACTGGTAAAGCAGCAATAAGAGGTGGTTTCGATTTCGTAGGTATTGAAAGAGAAAAAGAGTATATGGAAATTGCAGAAGCAAGAATCCAATATGAAATAGATAACCCTTATAACGAGGAAACTAAAACAAGAACCGAAGTTAAAAAGGAAGTAAACGAAAAAGTTAATAAGTTTTTTAGTTTTTAAGATATGAAAAAAGCAACACAAAAAGAATTATTTGATTTACTTTATAGTTTAGAGGATAAATTCGAATACGATGAAACCAAGATGGGATTGAAAATAGGTTTATTGATAAATACCTTACAAAAAGAATTATTATGAAATTAATATTAGGAGATAGTGTAGATAAATTAAAAGAGTTAGAAGATAATTCAGTAGATAGTATTGTTACAGACCCACCTTATGGGTTAAGTTTCATGGGCAAGAAATGGGATTATGATGTTCCTTCACAAGAAATCTTTGAGGAATGTTTAAGAGTATTAAAACCAGGTGGTTATTTACTTTCATTCGCTGGAAGTAGAACTTATCATAGAATGGCTGTTAGAATAGAAGATGC